CAAGCACGCTGGTTACGGATGGGTACAATCCCATCTGGCGCGCATCGGCTACGGTTGTGTTTCTTTCTTTTCCGTTCTTGCCAATCACAACGTGGGCGGATTCACCCTCGGCTGTGTACCAATGTCCCGCCTGGTCAGTAGCGACCAGACGGGAATTGGTAGGCTCTTTCGCTGTGATTGTAAGAGCCATTTGATTTAGAATGGCACTTGGTTGCCGTCTGCGTCCACCTCGACCTTAGTGGCCGTGGACTTGCCAGCAGCGGTAGCAAACTCCTTGGATGCACGGATCTTCTCCTGCAACCAATCGGGCATATCGTTGAACTGACCAGCCTCACCCTGCTCGATCTCGTAATACAACTGATCGTTGGTAGTGGTAGCTGGTGCTTTCATTCCCTTGGGGAGTTTGGATGCACCTGCGATGGCACAATACTGCCGACCCTGCTGGCTGGTCTTGTGGATCAGCGTCAGCATAGCTGGCTTGCCAAGTAGGTTCTTCAAGCTGAATGCTTGGAGTTCCTTGGAGGTGAAGGTCTGACCGCGCCATTGTTCGAGAAGCTTGCGAAGGCTTGCTTTCTCTCCAAGGCTGCGGGTCTGCTCGATGGAAACGACCATAGGCTTTTGGACTGTGGTGCGTTTGCCATTCTCCTCGACCTCGAACTCATCGGTTTGATCGGGCAACTCAAAGGTCAAGCGGACTTTAGGTGTCCACTTCTCTTGGTTGTCCCAATTGGTTTTCTGGTGGCCTAGATCGACTAGGCTGTAGAGAACGCCTACAGTAGCTCCCGCTTCTGGTAGTTTGCGTTCTTGTTTTGCTGATTCACTTAATGTTAGTGCCATGTTATTTCTCCTTTATTTATTTGGGTTTAGTTTTGGTTGTATGTATGGGGTAAGTTCGTCTTGATTGTGTACCCAAAATCCAGCACCAACTGTGGTTGACATAGGATTGCTGGGTACATATTCGATCTTCACATTGGAGGGTGCAATCTGTCGAGCTAATTCGCACACGCTGTCTGCGGTCATTATGACTAGCCATTCTTTGCGTCCATTACGGCGGAAGAATACTGATGGGATCTTGCCCTTCGGACAATCACGCTTGGATTGCTCTATCCACTCTTCGGGCTTTAGGGCCTGGCAACGCTTGCCCTCAATATGAAATGGGAAGTTCTCGCAGACCACATCCCCGCTACCACCCTCTGGATTGCCTGCGAACTGTTGCGACCTTCTGGCCTTCTGCCAACCTTGCTCTCGCAGGTAGTTTGCTAATTCTCTCTCCCCTGCTGCACCTTTAGCCCGACTATTGATTTTGCCCATTGGTTGGGTTTAGCTGTCAACCCATACCAGTGTCGATAAATTATTTAGTTCCGCCAGGTCTTATTAGCTTTACTAATATCCTCATTAAATCGTCTAATCATTGCCAGCATAGTCAGTTTCTCGACTATCTTCTTGTTCTTCTTGACCCAAGCTACAGCCTCATCAAAGGATTCTGCATCCTTCAGCCCTTCCTCAAACTTAGCCCACGCCTCTTTCTCGTTCACAAGTTCTTAAATACACGCCAGCCACCGCCTGTCGACGGACAAAGCTTGGTTGTTACCGATCTGCACTTGGCAATTGGCAACAACCAGAATAGATCATCGCTCATACCCCAGCAGGCAACGTAATCCACGCCACTAATGGCTTTCTTTGGAATATTAAAACCATTGCCAGTGCTGGTCGTGAAGCGGTACTTGGTGCGCCCAGGTTCTACGGTCTGCGCGGTCTTAACTTGGATGCGAAAGAACTTATTATTCTTCTCTGCCACCACATCGTACCCAGCAAAATCCTCGTAAGGCGTAAGCACGTTGTACCCGCACCGTAGCAACGCGCCAGTGACGCGAGCTACCCCTACTGCTCCTACTTGGCGTGATGTTAATTTCATCCTTGACGGCTTTCGGTTTGTCCTAGATACTTTTCACTATGAAAGCAATAACAATGATAACACTGACTGCGATGCTGATGGCATCGGTGATGGCGGAAGATGATGGTGGAAGTGAAATGAGTAATTTCATAGGTGGAGTTTATAGAGGCGAAGGGTCTTTTGCCATGACAAGAAATGTTGCCAATGGGTCTTCTGGTTCAATTATACGATCTGGCAACACATTCTTTACTCCAGAGGGGGTTTGTAGAAAGGTTGGAAATACTTATTTGTGTTATGACGGAGTAGTAGTTTCCACGGGAAAATCATTTGTTGGATACGATCATTTCGTTGCAAAGGCTGGGAATACTTATGTTGGTGATTACACTTCAGTTGGAACTGGGTCTACAATTTTGCGACCTAGCTGGGCAAGCCGTTAACCTTGTCCAAAGGTTGACAATCTATTCCTAATCCTAGCCTCTAGGCCAGGGATGAATTTCTTTCTGGCTGGGTTGCGTTCAGCCATATTGTATTCATCCTGCAATTGAGCATCGCTGGCCGCACGCATCAACGCTCTTGGCTCGACCTGGTTGATCGCGGCTAATGTCTTAGGACCAAACCCGCCATCTACTGCCACCTTCTGCCCCAGCGTGTTCAATCCTTGCTGGATGTACTTCGTTGCACCGCCCAGCCCACGATTAAACGCGAGATCCTGCGTGAATGGTTGGAGTGCTTGAGGGAGTTTTTCAACGAGTGGCGCGGTATATCCTTGGATGTACTCTGCCGCTGCTTTCGCTCTTTCTTGCGCTGGGAGCGATGAGATGGCTTTGAATGCTTCTGGATGGTATCGGTCATTGATTCCAGCTACCTCAAAGTTTCCCCCCATATCTCCAGTTGGCAACTTGTAGACTGAAAGATTACCCTGCTTATCCTTGCGACCCTCCCACTCCACGGTTTGCAATGGTAGCGGAAGCGCGCCAGAGGGTTGCTGTGCTGGTGCTGCAGGTGGCTTAACATATTCGCTCATAGGTTCTATCCTCGCGGTCTGTTCTGGCGGTTGCTGTGGTGGTTTTGAGTAAGGCTCAAACTCCATACGAATCGCGTTATTACGATCCTGCTGGCTTAAACCAGTTTGGCGTGACGCTGATCCAGAGATGTCAAACTTAGCCATTTACTCTCCTTGTTGCATCATAAGCTCTCGGCCTATTTCTTGACGCTTCTGCATCTCTTCTGGAGATAGCTCGCGCCTCATACTCTTTGTGAGTGACTTGCTGATCTTGTAGTCTCTGTACTTGTTGTTGGCTATTGCTGAAGCGTTGTCAACGCCCATCCCGCCAGCGCGCATTGCAGAGATAGCTTCTGACCTGGAAAGACCAAGCAACATAGAGGCGTGGAAATCTTTGTTTGCCTCATCGAACATAACCTTTCGGCGGTTCTCCATTTTAGCGAACTGCTCCCGCACCTTGGCTTCTGGAACATTGCCAACCGCGCCATAGGTTTCGGTAAAGATTCTGCCAACATCGGCCATATCCGTATTGAACCTGGATGCCTTCGATTCCAGTGCCTTGGATACGTTGATGGATTGAGGACGGATGCCGAACAGCGCGGACAACTCCTCGGACGGCTTGTAGATACGGCCATACTTGGAAACGGTTGTATCTGGCTGACCAGTTAAGGCGTATCCAATCCTGCGGATTTGAGATACTGTTGCTGGTTCGTTTTGACGAAGAAGATAAGAGATTGTGTCAAGCGACTGATCGGTAAAAGTATCTTGGGGATTGCGGATTGTCCTGCCTTGTGGGGTTTTCCCGTAGTATGCGGATATGATTGAGTTAGCCAAAATACTTGGTCCAATATAAGACTCTGTGAAATCTTTGATTGCTCCAAGTATTGATTCCTCTGGATCTCTTCCAGAGATAGCTGCCTGCACAGGTCCAAAGAATATCTCGTAAGGGCTAGTGTAAGATACATCTATATATCCGACATCCTTTCCGTCCATTCCAGTAGGCATAAGAGAAGCATTCTTTTGATATGGAGCAACGAATCTTCTGAGCGCATCCACTTTCCTATCGTTAAATCCAGTAGCCCACATTCCAAGCCTCACGATTCCAATAAGCGCAGTTGTTCCAAGAAGCATTCCAGCCATTCTCTGGAATGCGTACTTTCGCATACCAGGTGTCTTAAAATCTTCTGCTGCATATCGCAATGTATTGGGAAGAATCCTCAACATCTCAGAAGGCCAAGACACAAACTGCCCAATCAATGGCTGCAATCGGAACGCCTTGATGATCCTTGGCACGCGAGAGTAGGTTGGCCTTGTATTCTTTACGCGCTCGGCTGCTATAACCTCTGCGTCTTGGCGAGACAAACCCCTTCCATCCATAAGTTGCTTCGTTTCGTTCTCCCAAGCCATCAGTTTGAATAAATTATCACCAGCACGATAGGTTTTGTTTAGTGCCTCAACGCCTTTCTTTAAGACATTTGCACTTTTGCCAGCAAGTTCTTCAGCAAGGTCAATAGTAGATCCCTTGTAGCTCTGCGCATCCTTGAGCATTTGCGTAAATTCATTAAGAACAGTGTTGTCGTACACGCCAAGCTGGGCTGCGCGAGTAAGATAGGCTCTGCCTTCCTTTGTATCTACAGATGGAACTCCAAATTCAGCCAATATTGTTCTAACTGGCTTTAGGTTTCCACCAAAATTGAAGTTTCCGTTTACGACCTCGATCAATACGTTTGAAATTGGATTCCTAAACTGAGCCTGGATGCTCCCAACTGTCTTGCCCCACTTGACCCAAGCATTTGCCATTGAGTAAAGTTGAAATGCAGTCCCGCCTTTATGGAACATTTCAAAATTCTCAATGGCATCCACAAGCTCTGGCTCTGCGTAAAGTCCATTTAGCGGCGAGCGCGTATCTGAACCATCTGCAGCAATCTGTTTAACAGCAGTTCCAGTTGGCTTTTCAAAGAACAGCTTGTTTGCAATTCCAAATTCCTTCAGCTTGTTCAACTGCTGCTGGGATTGTAGCAGGTTAATCATCTTGCTTGCTGATCTTGCGTAATTGATGATTGGATCGTTGTATTCTCCCATCAAATATCTGATCTGCTCTGGAATGTCTTGTCTTGCCTTGGTAATTCCAAGCTTTTTGCCAATTCCAGAGGCTTGAATCATTGATTCCATTGGCTTATCGCGGCCTTGCTCGACTATCTCTCTAATCCTGCCCTGCACTTCTTCTTCGGTAATGCTTGGATTCTGAGCCTTTAGCTCATTGCGAACAAATGTTTCAGCTTGGGTATACTTGGCTAGATCCCTTTTCTTCAGCAGTTCCACATTAAACTTGGGATTATCAAATTTCTCATAAGAACGAGTCAGATACTCGCCCTTATTCATCCTAATCATATCAGCCTTGCTCATTCCAGAAGGGCCAACTTCCTGCGAAAACACGCCAGATTGGATTAAGCCTTCCGATAGATTGTCTAGCTGACGGCGCATCTGTTGTGCTACAGGTCTGATTGCTTCTGGAAGATTCTCTGCTGGAAGAAAACCACGCAGGAACTGATCGACCTGGAGCGACTGTTGTGGAGTTAATTTAGGCTTGCCATTAAGCTCTCTCGCAGCTTTGGCTAGATCCTTCAGCGTGAAATCAATCTGCTTGAGCATCGCCTGCGTGCGCGATCCCTTGGCTTCCATAATGTCAAACATCTCCTTGGGAAGATTGCCTTCAGTGGTAAGCCACTTCTGCGCTACCTTGGCCGCACCTTCCTGCACATCGGATACAATGAACCCAGCCTCACCAGCCTTGCCACGCATAGGACGAGGGATGGTTGGTTGTGCGGTTGGAGCAACTTCTGCTGGAGCAGCCTCACCCTCTGCTGGCAACGCCAACCTTTCGCCACTAGGCAACTGCGTCCTTGGCGTAACAATCGGACCTTCGCGTACAATCTCGCCCTGCAATCCGCGAGTGTCTGGAATGATGGCTTCACGATTGATGCCTTGGGATTCGATTGTAAATACGTTTGTCTTCGGAACTGGATCGTTTAGATCGACTATGCTTTCCTGCATCTCTGGCGTGATCCCACGCCGTTGCATTGCAGCCGTATCAGCCTGCGTTCCGCGCACGTTCCCGCGCACGCCTGCCTCTGGCAATTGTTCCTGCGGAATTACTGTTGCTGGCCTAATCGGACGTTCTTGTGGTTGCTGGCGTACTTGTTGAACTTCGGTTGAAACTGTCTCTGGAAGCGATGGTGCTTGTAGCTGTTGCTCGTAGTAAGGGCGAACTTCTGGTTGAGCAGGCTTGGGCGCGCCAACCTCAAGGTCAACCTTATCCAACACCCTTCTGCCACCAAGCTCAACTTCGGTACGTTTTGCACGCTCAACTCCAGTTGTTTGTGTCCTTTGTGCTTCGTTAAGGATTTGTTGCCAATCGCGCATTTCAGCAGGCGTTGCCCTGCCATCCTTAACCTTGTAATTTAGATCCTTAAACTCGTTGAAATTGTATCCCTTCACCCTAGACCCGCTACCAAGACCAGCAAAAAGCGCGCCAAATAAAGCATCTTCTGCAACTGTGCCAGGAGTAACATCACTTCCAGTAATAGCCCTAACCCCACTTCCAACAGCCGCGCTGACTCCAGCGGAAGTACCGACCACTTTCCCAAGTTCTTGCGCTGCTCTCTTTGCGCCTAGTTCTTGAAACAATGTTTTGCCAGCCTGGACCAACTGCTTCGCACCAACCGTACCCATAACAACCTCTGGCGCGTACTGACCAGCGGCAGCAAACCCAGGAGCAAACTCTCTTGACCTAGCAACCTTTGGTGTGAATTTCTGTAATCCAGCTTCTGCTAATTCTCCGCCAGCTATTGCTCCGCCAACGCCTCCAGCAATCGCGCCAATTGGTCCGCCTACAACAGCACCACCAAGACCACCAGCAATACCGCCCATAACTGATGCCGACCCCTTAACCAACCCAGCCGTAAGCGCAGCCGCCTTTACATTGGCTGGAACATCAACAGCCTCTTTGTTTACGAAGTCATCAATTTCAACATCCTGTTCTGGCGTGTAATCTGGAAGCGTGGATGCGTATTGTTTTGTTTCCGCACCCCATTGGCGAGCTAGATCAACTTGCTCTGGATAGGTAAGACTCTTGTAATCTTCTGAAGCCTTGATCTCGCTCCACGCTGGTGGTTCTTCTGGCTTTGGTGCTGGCTCTGGCTCTACTGGCATACCTGCCAGTTGCCTGATACGATTGGCTGACGATAGCTCTAGGGCTTCAGCCATTTTATCTGCCTAATCTTGATTTGATCCAGCTTTGAGCCTTCGGTTCTTCTGATTGTCCGAAGAAATTATTTAATTGATCTCTTATCGCCTTTGGTGTTTTGGGATCTCTCCACATTCTTTCTGCTTGCTCGTTGTTGTACGAAATTGTACTTACCCCATCTGCTCCTGCCAATACAACCCTTCCGCCAGAAGATGCTTTTACAAGTTCCTTACGAACATCTTGACTTGCCATTCTTATTGCTGAATCACGATCAAAACCTTCGGCCTCATAGGTTGCGGCAACTTGTGGGACTTGATTCCTGTAAATCTGACCATAAATGTCTGCGGTTGTTTTTCCAGCTTGTTGGGCAAGAACAGTTTGTTTTACTCCACCAAGATCAACGCTTGCAGTAGGCAATAAAGACTTCTCGCCAGCAGCAAAATTCATTGCGGCATCTCTTCGTGCTTGTCTTGCTCTTGCCTCAACATCAAGCTCGCCCTGCATCTTTGTTGCTTCAAGAATGCTTGGTCCACCTTGAGCCACCATCTTCGATGCCATTTGTTCGCCAATAGGAATACCAACATCCTTTTGCTTTTCTTGCTCAAGAAATGCGGCAATGTCACCAGCTTTTGACGATCTTCCAATTGCTGTTGACATATCGGATTCTTCGCGTGCTTTCGCTACATCAAATTGTAATTTTTGTAGCTCAAGTTCAGATTTCATGGCCTCGTTGTATTGCTGTTGCCGCAATGCTTGATCGTAATCGCGTGCTGCTTGTGTTATTGCTGGCATAAATTTTTACCTAAAGAATGCGCCAGATGAAGGAGAGCCGAAAAATCCTCCAGGGGATGCGACCTTTCCGAGCGATGCTACTCCTCCAGCAATATCAGCAAACTGTTGCGCACCAGTTTGCTGCCTAGAAATCGCGCCAACCTGCGCACCGTAGGTGCTTGCTCCGTAATCGGCCTGCGAGCGATAAAGCTGGTTAAACGCATTGGTAAGCTGAACTGGAATCTGCTGATCAACCGCTTGATAGAAGTTAGCAGCCGTAGAAGGCTGTTGATTAAACCCACCAGGCAAGGCTTGATTGGCTTGGATGTAGCTCTGCATCGCACCCTGCTGTTGGGCTGTGCGCGCACCTGCAAGGTTGGCAATAGAAGGTCCGCCACCAATGAAGTTGGCGGCTGCCCCAAGCCTATTCTGACGCAATGCGTCACGGAATGCTAGATCGGCTTTGAGCGCGTCACCGCTTGACAAGCCAGATCCGAGGAAGCTCTGCGCTGCACCATAGCGCGCCAGCTTGCGTTGCTCGCCAGCAGCACCGATCTGTGCTGCCTCTTGTACTGCTGGTCCGATTCCAAAGATATTGCCACGCGCTGTCTGTGCGGCTCTGGCGGCCTGCTCGTATCCACGCCGTTCTTCCGCACCAATGGTCGAGCCAAGGCGAAGCTGATTAAGAGCCTCGTCCTCGATGGTCTTGCGGATTTGCTCAGTCTCTGGCGTGGTCGTAGCACCAATTGGCTCAGTTGCCATCTGGCGATACTGCTGACCCAAGCCAACCGCAGTGCGGTAGGAATCTGGATCAATCTGGAAAAGCTGTTGTGAAGCACGCTCTTCGGGTAGCTGGACAAAGGATCGGAAGGATGTGATCTCCTTTAGCCCTTCGGGGCTATCCATCGTGATAGGCGTGAAATTCTTTTGCATATCCTGCGCGCCTGTGACTGCGCTGGTTACGCTCTTTAAGTCATCGTTGAGTTGCTTGATGAATACTTCTGAAGAAGTGCGCCTAGCATCACCAGCAGGAAGATCGGCAAGAAGTTTGTTGGCCGTAGCAAGCCGTTCATTGATTCCAGCAATTTGAGCGTTGCCTCGATCAATCACGCTGTTTAGGCGGGATAGCTTTGTGTTGTTGTAGTCGTCAACGATGTTCTGGTCGGAGACTTGGAAATTTAACATCGACCCAAGATCAGACGATCCATAGTTACGACCAGCGGAAAGTTGGGATAAGGCTTGGTTGAACTCTGGCCCAGCGTTTGGATTTTGCATTCCACCCCCTCCAGCAGTCAATGCTTGGATTTGTGAGGCAAGAGAGTTGCGGGTAGTTTCTTGGCCCGTGACATCGGCAAGACGCTTTTCGTATGTGTCTTGAAGTTTCTTTTGTTTTATCTCGTTGCTTTTAAGAATTGCATCAGAATACTCTCTTTGGGATACAGAATCAACAGATTGTTGATTTGCAAGTCTCCATGCGGTCGGATCTCCATTTCTTGCATTATAACCGTATGTAACTTTTTTGTCTTTAGATGTTATATTTCCATCTTCATCAACAGAATAAGTTTTTGTTGTAACTTCAGGCATATTATTTAGTCCCAACAGTTAAATCTGGATTGCCAATATTCGTGCCAATCGTACCATAGAAATCAACTGGTCCTGGCTGGCGGTTGAACGCTACATTCTGTTCAACTGAGCTATAGGGCGATGTGCCATAAAGACGCTCGAACTGCCTAGTCATCTGATCGCCCAATCCACGATTCAAGGCATACGCTTGGGGGCTAGTCTCATACTGCCTGCGGAGCGATTCTAGGGTGCGCTGTGGTCCGTATTGGCGTTCTAGCTGCATCCCAGCCTGCACGCCTGCCTGCTGGTCTAGGGCTGATAACTGGCGTTCTAGGCCACGCTGGGCTGGCATATATTGCAGACGAAGCTTATTCTCAAGCTCTGCCATCGCTGGGGCTTTCTCAATATAAGTCTCAATATTCTTCTTGTACGCTTCTGCATTGGCCTGCGCTACCGCTGCTGGATCGGGCGGGGGCGGAGGTGCAGGAATTGAAGGTCCTCCACCCATGTTAAACTCTAGCCTTTCGCATAAATGTCATATAGTCGTAATCCTTTAGTTTACCAGAACGATTGAATGTGATCCGCTTGCGAGGACCAAAACGCTCCCAAAGGAGCAACAGCAAGCATCTCAAGGATTTAGCACCTTTTGAGGAGATAGTCAAATCGACAAACACATTCTGACCATCTTCGCTATGCACATAATGGTCAGGCTTTTGCCCATCCTTTATGCACCTAGCCAAAGCTACCCCTGCAATACCATCCTTATCCTCAACCACGCCAACCATACCCTGCTTCTCAAACCAGCCAAACCACTCAGCCAGGTTAGGCCACATAGCCTCTGGAACACCGCTTTGCTCAATATACTCTACAGCCGTCATATTGTTTGCTGGATCTGGACTGTGTCTGGATTGGCAGCAGCCGTGATCTGGCGGATAGCCATCTTGTTTGCTGGTGTGGAAATCTTAATGTTAAGCAACCGCCACTTCTCATACTTGCGTAAATCTGCCGCCAACTTCTTCTTGACTGATGTTGGTAGAACGGCTGGCAGAGTAAATGGAAGAGTCAATACTGAACTTGAAATGTCAATGTTGGACTGAACATCAATATCCCCAACGTCCGTGTCGCGCTGGATTGCAACATTGGCATCGGATGAGAAGGAGTTGTCAAAGATGACCTCGAAATAGCTCCCGTACTTTAGCGAGAAAGGATCGCCAAAATTAAAGTCCTTTGTGCGTACATAAGATTCGTAGTCAGTGCCAGCGTCTTGATAGTCGGCTGATGTAGTTCCCGCTGGAGACTTGTAGCCAGCATACTTCTCAATGATACCATTGGTCTTCTTAAACATCGCCCTAGAGCCTTCTTGATTAAAGTTCGTAAGCGTGAATTGCATTACCTGCGGACTCCAAGTTCCCTCGAATGCGCCTAACGCCGTACTGTAAACCAAGAGCGTGTCGTTGTAGTCGTTTGATCCAGTAGGTATGGCAAGGCAGTAGCGATTGTGATAGTAGCTCGCATTAGCCACCCTAATAGAATCCG